CGGTCCAAGGCGATGTCGTCCTGGGCGCCACGCCTGTCCAAGCCAGGGCATGAAGATTTCCGAGCATGGGCGAATGGGTGCCTGGTGTGAGTGGGGAAAATGGGAACTGTCGCAGGTGCGACAACTGACCAGCAAACCACCTCTCGAGGAACCCGAAATGAACGCCCAGAAGCTCGCCTACCGTCAAGCAATGTCCCAGCTCATCGAACCCGAGCTGGAGAGTGCAGCGCCCGAGCAGCTCCCGTCTCCGCCCGACGAAATCTTCGTTGCCGAACTTGATGTCGAGCACTTCGACCTGTGGGCCGGTGATGAAGACCTCGACCTGGTCCAGTTCGATGAAGAGTGCTCCTTTCTGGGTGAGATCAACATGAGCCGCGACCGTCGCGCAGCACGTCGCTTGTTCCGCGACGCGATGTAAGTCACGCCTGACCAACAAGCCCGGTTCCGACCGGGCTTTTGCCTGCTCGAGCGCTGCCTCGGCTGGTCGGCGGTATGTGTGGAAATCCAACGACAGAGGTGCGCCATGTCGGGCACGGAGGGGCCAAGCCATGTTCGGCTGCGTCCTAGTAGGTGTGGAGTTCCAAGGCCGGGCGGGTGTATGTTCGGCTGGGCGGCTGTATGGCGAGGGCTGCCAAGGCTGGGAGGGCTCCATGTACGGCCAGCCGGCCATATACGGCCAGGTTCCAGTATGACGAGCCAGCCGAACCGGGCGGGGCAGGGCAGCGGGCCGCCTGACGACGGGGTGCCGTCCGCCAGGTGAAACGCGCCTCCGCCAGACGGGAAGACCGCGCAGCCGAGTCGGGTATTGCGCCATGCGGGTTGCGCTTCCGCATCGTGAAATCGGGCGCACGCGAATACCATGCGCCGGGAAGCGCGGTCAAATCAAAATTTTGAATCGACCTATAAAAAAGATAAAAGCAAAAAAGCAAAAATAAATCACCCGCGACATACGCGAACGGGTAAAATGACTTCACTGCAATAACGCAGTGACCAACAAACCAAATTTCAACAGGTGAAATATCATGACCAAATTCAACGCCGAAACCCTGAAAAACGCCCTCGTCGCTGCGAACGCTGCTTATATCGCGCGCACGCCCGCTGCAAAGCTTAACAAAGCAGGTCTGCAAAACGACATCGCAAAAGCACTCGGGATTGTCGCAAAAATGACGCCCGCACAGATCGAAGCGATTGCAGCGCTTGAAGTGGGAGATAGCATCATCAAAGGTTTGACCGATGCAACGAACACGAAAAAACCGATGCGCACATTGCAAGCTGTTTTGTTCGCAGTCACGGGATCGGGTGATTACTTGAAAGGTAGCGCACGAACTTTCATTCTCGAGTTCTGTGGGCTCGCGATCGCGGGCGCAAAGACTCGCGCAGGTCTTGCATACTGCGCAACTGGTAAAGGCGATGAAAACACAAGCGACAACGTCAAGACGCAGAAAGCACGCGCGATCATGAAAGCGTTTGGTCAAGTGGGGGTTAGCACTGAGAGCACACAAAACAGCGTTTCATTCTCTGCTGGTGGTATCGCTGCTACGCTGGGAGTCGCGACCAAAGATAAGCGCTCGGGCATGCCCTCGATCAACCTTGACAACAAAGTAGCGCAAGCGCTTGACAATATCGTCAAGGGCATGACAGACGGGAAACTTGCGCTGCTTGTTGCGCAAGCGACTGGGAAATAAGAAAACCTAAGCGCCCTATAAAGGGCGCTTATGGTCCCGTCTAGGTCGGTTACCCTAGACGGGAAATCGACCCTCGTAGCCCCTCCCGCCTAATTTTTCGCCAGCCCCTCATGCCCCCTTATACTTCCAGCCAGGCGCCTGAGATCCAACGCTCCTTATACTTCCGCCCAAACGGGCAAGGACATAGGGACGAATGGACCGAACTGTAAGGACATAGGGACCACAGGACGAATGAACCAAAGGGCCAGGACCATGCCCTCGCGGCTGCCGCCGCTCGTGCAAGGGTCAGAAGGGCTCTTCAACCCCGAGCAGGTCCGCGATGTCGTTCGCAAGACATGCCCCGTCGCACTCAGCCTCGTCGTAGATGACCGTCTCCGAGAGTGCATTCTTCACGTACGGACCCTCATCACACTTCTTCAGCAGATCAAGGGTTGCCTTCAGCAGCTCCCGTGCGCGCGTTTCAAACTCATCCATCCCATCCTCCTGTCTTATAGATTCCCTGCCCTGGCGTTTCGCTTCGCGATTACCACGATCCGAAGAGAGGATCGCCCCGAGACGCAAAGGTACTTTTAGAACTCATCGAGGCGATTTCCTGATCAGCCTTGGTGACGAGCCACTCATTCGTCCAATCGCCCATTGCTTCGAATCCAGGAGCAATCTTGTCGGCGGTGATCGAAGCATCGGCAATCGAGCTGGCAGTAATCGAACCCTCTGCGGCGCAGGTTACTGCCGTCGTCATCATCTCGCCCATGAACTTGCGTTCGATCTCGTATTCCTTGTCGAAGTCGGTCGGGCCGAGTCCCGCAAACGGGTTGGCCCCGACTAGCGGCCCTGCCACATTGATGATGTCGTCAAGAGTCACGATCCCGCCCTTTCAGCACGACGCCGCTTGATGCGCTCGGCACGCTTGATGAGAAACAGGCAGAAGCAAAGCCCGAGCGCGAAGCCCCAGTACCCCCAGAAGATCGACGCGGCTGTGACAGGGCTCATTTCTTTTCTCCGTGCCCATTCGTGCAGAACAGGGCGACCGCGCCCTCGGAGTCTCCCCCGTTTGCGATCTGAATCTGGGCCGAAGCGGCTGCTTTAAGGCACGCCTCCATCGACTCCATTGGGTGATAGGTGTAATAAGACCCGTTGCCGGGGCCGTTGAAAACCAGCACTGCCAGGAAGACCTTCAGCATTTCGACCGACCCTTCTCCAGCGCTACCACCAGCCTCTGATAGGCGATCTCGCTGTGGTGGCGGCCTTTCACTTTGACGAGGTTCTGGGCAGCGGCTTCGACCCTTTCAAGCTCAGCAACGCGAGCCATCAGGGCCGCTTCTCGCGACGCCCCCATGCCGTTCAGGCGGGCTTGCTCAAGGGCATCCTGCTCGGCCGCTTCGAAGCGGCCGATGAGTTCCAATACTTCCTGCGCAGAAACCGCATTCAGACCCGCCGCTTCGACGGCAGTCCGCAATTCTTTGATGTCGAGTTCCATCACCAGCTCGCCCAGCCAGTGCCGTGATCTTTCGTCAGGTCGGGCTTCTCTTGTTCGTGGTCGGTATAGACCATGTTGCCCTTGCCATCGACCCAGACGGTGCCGTCACCGGGTTTGATCACCTCGACACGGCTATCCGTTTCTGCAAGCTCGAGTTCCGCGTCCAGGTCTGCAAGCATTTCGGAAGAAACGTGGTAGCAAGCAATCCTGACCAGACCGAGAAACTCGGGCGTTGCCTGCTCGGCACTAAGCCGCTGTGTGCCTGCAAGGTGCTCTTGCTTCGGCCTGTAGTTGAGGCGCGACATGATCGCCACAAGTTGTATGGAGAAGTGGGTACTCACGTCGATCCCGGACAGCACAGCGAAGCGGGAAATGCGGTTCTTGCACCATTCAGAAACCATGCCTGCGGGGGTGCGCAGGAGCGGCTTTTCAGGGGTGAGGCTCATTGTGATTTACCAAGTGCCCCACTGAGCAGAGGCGTGCTGTTGAACGACTGGCATCGACACAAGAAGGCTGGCGTGGTCGATGGCATTTTCCGTAGCGACAATCGGGGCGTCCTGAATCGCCCATGCGGCGAACTCCTCCAGACCCTCGAGACTGATCCTGTCCATGACTTGTCGCCAATGCCCCTCGCTGTCACGAAAGCCGAATCGCGCATCGCCGCTGATGAACTGAGCCTTCGGATACCAGTTGAGCTTCTTCATCAGTGAGATGAGATTGAGCTTGGCGGGCTCGACGCGACCCCAGACGTGCTTGGGATCAACGCCCCAAACCTTGTCATAGTCGATTTCCGCAAGGTCGGGCCTTGCAGTGACGACGCTGTCCCAAATTGCCTCATAGGCGGTCAGCGCGCGCGCCCCATAGCTCATGTTCTCGCTCTCCTAGTGAATAAAGCCCATTGGGCGTCCGCCCTCCTCTTCATCGTCTTCGTCACCCTGTCCGACGACGGACACCGAGCCTGCATGGGGAACCACAATCGGCAGCTCCTTCAGCAGCAGAAGGGCAAACAGCGCAAGTGGGTTCTTGGTGATCCATGCGGTAGCGACGATGCAGCCGACGATGGCGATGTTGGTCAGGAGGGCTGGCAGTGCAGGGCTCATTATAGCTGTCTCGTTGAAGTATAAGTCATGAATGACGTATGGAGTTTAGACTGCCTCGATGCGCTAAACAAAAGTTCGTGCGTAGTCAGCACTTTCATCAGGTCCGAAAACGCTGCTGGCGGGAAGCCCTCGCGAAAGTCCCGATCCATGATACCGATCTTTGCGATGTAGGCTTCGAGCAGCTCGGGCACGCCCCAGCGCTTGCGAATCTCATCGAGCACGTGCGGAAAGTCCTTCAGGGTCTTCGTGTTCATTTTTTGACCCCACGAAGCACAACCCAGGCGCAGTAGTGCAGCTCCCACGACGGCACCACGCGCCCGAGGGTGAGAATCGTAACCACGCTCGATGCGATGTTGATCCATGCGCCGATCCAGATTGCGAACTTGCTCATGCTGCCCTCCGCACAAAGCCCAGGCCCGCGTAGTCGAAGTCAGACACGACGTTCTCCGCGAAGCCCGGCGTGCTCTCGACGATTGCCCGGCGCGTGCGGTAATGGCCGCTCAGGTGGGTGTTGAAGCCGTCGGCGAAATCGACAATGAACGCGACGTTCGGCATTCCGTTCTTCTTCTCACGCAGGCCACGCCCAATCCGCTGACGGTTCGCGACCTCCGCCTTTCCGCCGCCTGCTAGGATCACCATCCCGACGGCCGGCACATCAACGCCCACGTCGAGAATTGTCGAGCCGATGAGCACGTTGATCTCGCCGGTCTTGAGGGCGAGCAGGGCGCTCTTGCGCGAGTCCTGATCATCTTCCCCGAAGATGTAGCGCGCCTTGAGCCCGGCAGCCCCCATCATGTCGCAGAGCACCTTGCCGTGGGCCTTGTGCTGAACGAGCACCATCACGGGCAAGCCGTAGCGGACAGCCCGCATTGCCTCTGCGGTGACGTGCTTGTTGCGCAGGGCATTGGTGGTGATACCAACCTCGTAGGCGCGTTGCCACGGGGTGCTGCGGTATAGCCTGTCGGGCGCTTCCTTCAGCTCGATGAACTTGAAGTAGGGCCTTGCCAGGATGCCCCGGTCGATGAGGGTCTTCTCCGACACCACGACAGCGATAGGGCCGCTCGAGGCCATCAGGCGCATGTTCGACTCTTCCGAGTCCTTCATGAACGGCGTGGCGGTCAGGGCAAGGCGGTAGTGTGCGTTCTTGCAGTGGCGCAGAATTTCGAAGAACGAGCCGCCCGAGACCTCGTGGGCTTCCTCTAGGATCACGAACTCGAAGGTCGCCAGCACCTTGATCATTTCGCGACGCCTGGCCGTCTGACGCTCGACCTTGCTCTCGATCTTCTTGATCAGCTCCTCGTCGGGCGTCCGCTCGCGCTCGAGGCGTTTGCGAAGGGCCTTGGCCGCCTCTACGACCTCAAGGGTGGGCTTCTTTTCCTTCTTGAGCTTCGTGGTCAGCTTCTCGACCTCGCGGTCTTCCTTGTCGGCCTGCAACTTCAACTGGCGAGTCATTTCTCCATCAACAGTGATCTCCTCGAGCCAGGAGGCGATGGTCTGAACCATGCCGCAGGTGATCTTGGTCGGCCTCAGAGACACCTCGCCGTCACCGATGATCGTGACCTTCTCGCCCAAATCCTCGAACGAGGACGCCATCTGATACATCAGCACGCCGCGCGTTGTCAGAAAGAGCGTGGGGCGGTCGATGCGGGCCGTGCAGAGCTTCGCGATGCGACTCTTGCCTCCGCCCGTCGCCACCCGAGCAATGATCTGGCCGTGCCGGATGAGCTTCTGCATGACTTGAGGCTGGTAGTCGTAGCGCGGGTCGTAGCCGAACGCATCGACCTCGGGTAGCTCAGGGCCGAGCGGCTCAGGGTAGGGCTTCTTGACGACCTGCACCCGGTAGCCGCACTTGGTGAGGTGCTGCTGCACCAGATGAACGAAGCCGCGCGGGAAGGTGCCCTCGGTGAATGAAAGAAACGAACTCTTTCCGTCCCAGCCGCCGCGTTGAAATGCGTCCATGTGCTCGCAGCCATCGACGGTGTAGCTCAGCACCCGCTGAACTTCGAGCTTCGCCGTTCTGTCGGCATCGATCAGCTTCGCAGTGACTGCATTGTGCGCGATCTGGATTGTGGTCATTTGTTGCCTTGATTTGCCTGGTGGCGTATAGTCACGAATGACTTATAGTTTAGCCTAACAAGGAACTCTCGCCTAGATGAGCAAGAAGTCAATTCAAATGGGTGAAATCGACATCGGTCGGCTTCGTCCTAATCCCTGGAACACAAACAGCGTCGGGCCGGAAAACGAAGAAAAGCTGCGCGCTTCGATTGCCCGACTCGGCGTCTTCAAACCGATCATCTGTCGCGAACTGTCAGACGGCACCCTTGAGATTCTCGGGGGAGAACACCGCTGGCAGACTGCCCGCGAGATGGGTCATCAGACTGTTCCCGTCGTCAATCTGGGCGCGATCTCCGATGAGCGCGCGAAGGAGATTGGCCTGGTCGATAACGGTCGCTACGGTGAAGACGACACCCTCGCGCTGGCCGAGTTGTTGAAAGACCTCGGCAACACCGACGAGATTCTGAGCTTCCTCCCGTTCAGCAACGACGAGATGGAGTCGATCTTCAGCGCGACCAGTATAGCGCTCGATGATCTCGACTCGTCGGACGAAGAGCTGCCCGACCTTGGATCGCCTGCAACCAAGCCGCTCAAGACGCACCAGATCATGCGCTTCAAGGTGCCGATCGAGGACTCCGAGTGGGTTCAGAAGGCCATCGAAGCCACGATGAACGCTCAGGGCTACCTCGACGACGACGCAATGAGCAATGCCGGCAACGCGCTCGTTCATCTACTCAAGCAGGTGGCGAAGTGAGTTGCAATCGTTTCCCCGAATGCCGGGATTGCGCCTTCGATGGCGTTGAGCCAGCCATCTGCGACGAGTGCGTGGATGCAGATCAATTTCAAGAGGCCGACACGGACGATGACGCAGTCGCGACCGCCCCTCTCTACTACCGCCCCTGGAAGGATGCAGCATGAAATTCCGTAAGAAGCCTGTCGAAATCGAAGCCTGGCAGAACGCCGACGACCAACAAATGCCCGCGTGGCTCGATAACGCCTATCGCGCCGGCAAGGTGCAGGTAGGCGGCGGTGGTGCCATCTACATTCATACTCTCGAAGGGATGATGCGTGCCGCGCCTGGCGACTGGATCATCAAGGGGGTGCAGGGTGAGCTGTATCCGTGCAAGCCGGACATCTTCGCGCAAACCTATGAGCGGGTGACGGCGTGAAGCAGCCCAAGTTCGAGATGTGGCCCATTGAGGCAATCACGCCCTACGAGCTGAACTCGAAGATTCACGACGAGCGGCAGATCGCCGGGATCGCCACCTCCATCGAGCGGTTCGGGTTCGATCAGCCCATCGTCGTCGATAAGGATGGCGTCATCATCAAGGGCCACGGTCGTCGCCTGGCGTGCCTGAAGCTGGGCCTGAAGCAGGTTCCGGTGCTGGTGCGTGATGACCTGAGCCCCGAGCAGGCCAACGCCGCCCGCATCGCCGACAACCGCGTCGCCGTGGGTGACTTCGACACCGAGCTGCTGAAGGCCGAGCTGGAGGCCCTCGACATCGACGACCTGCGCGGCATCTTTGACGACAAGGAGCTCGACTTCCTGGCGGTCGATCTGACCTCGATGGATTCGTCCCTCTTCGTCGAGAACCTGGATGAGGCCGTCGCCTCGCAGGAGGCCGAGACCGAAGAGAAGTTCAAGGCCGCCGAATCCAAGCGCATCCCCATCGGCAAGGCGCTGGGCTTCAAGGACATCGCCGGCGCCGACCACATTCACCTCAACCGCTTCATGGCGGCCATCGAAACCAGGACGGGCCTCAAGGGTGATCAAGCCTTCGTCTCGTTCATCAAGGCAGCAGTGCCGGAGTAAGTCACGAATGAATGATCCATACAAGGGAATGCCGACCTCGGTTCGCATCGGCTGCTACATCTTCCGCGTGGAGGTGCATGAGTTCGAGGACGCCGAGGCAGAAGGCACGTTCGGGCACATGAACCCGATCAGCCAGAAGATCCGCCTGCGCCCCGGCATGACTCCGCAGAACCTGGCGAACACGTTCATCCACGAGGTGCTGCACGGCATCCATTGGTTCTACTCGTGCGGCGAGAACGACGACCCTGAAGAGGAATACACCAACAAGGGCGCCAACGGTCTGTGCGCCTTCTGGCAGGACAACCCCAAGGCGGTCGCGTGGTGGTCGAAGCTGCTCAAGATCGAGGTGCCGCAGTGAGCGACACCTACGTCATCAACAAGCGCTTTACGTGTCGTGTGGATCGCTCCGATCGCATCCTCGAAGTCGCCGAGAGCTTCGGTATCGGTCTCGAAGAGAAGGAGTTCGTCGTCTTCGACAACCTGGAGCTGGAGGTCAAGCCTGGCGACGTGGTCTATATCACCGGCCAGTCCGGCTCGGGCAAGTCGCTCCTGCTGAAGGATCTCGACCGGCAGATGCGCGAGCGCGGCAAGAGGTGGTCAATCTCGACCAGATCGAGCTGGACAACACCAAGCCGCTAATCGACCAGATCGGTCAGGACACGAACGACGCGATTCGTCTGCTTGGCTCAGCAGGCATCAATGACGCCTACCTCTACGTGCGCAAGCCCTCCGAGTTGTCCGACGGTCAGCGCTACCGCTTTCGCCTGGCGAAGGCCATCGAGACCGGCGCCGACGTGTGGGTCGCGGACGAGTTCCTGGCGGTGCTCGACCGGGTGGCGGCCAAGGTGATCGCCTACTCGCTGCAGAAGACCGCCCGACGGGCAGGCGCCACCGTGATCGTTGCAACCACCCACACCGACATGGTCCCGGATCTCGGCCCGGATCTCTACATCGAAAAACGCTATCGCGAGAAGCTGCGCGTCGATGCCATCCAGGACGCAGCGCGCCTGGCCGGCGAGCGCGTGGTGACGCGTGATGAACTCAACGAAATGCTCCTGAAGGTGATGTGATGCAAGTGCTCATCTATACCAGTCCGACCTGCGGACCCTGCAAGACCCTCAAGCCGATCCTCTTCGAGCTTGCCGAACAAAAGGACTTCAACTGCATCGCGGTCGAAGCCTCACCGGCAACGCAGAAAGAATTTCTCGATCTGGGCATTCGCACTGTCCCTACAGTGCTCGTCCTCGACGATGACCACAAGGAAGTCAGCCGCTTCTCCGGCGCGAAGAGCAAAGCCGAACTCGAGACCTGGCTCGCCGGGCGCTGGGTGTTCTGATGGAGATGACGCTTCTCTTTCTGATCTCCGTGGTGCTGGTGATCGCGTTTTCGCCTGACATTCGGAACTGGATTCTCGAAACGCTCGACAAGATTTTCGATGACGACAACTGGCCGACGGGCGGCCGCAGCACGCTGACGCCGTGAATCACTCGCTTTTCGAATACCTGATCATGTGGGCGGCCAGCTTCGCGCTGGTCTTCCTGCTTGGCATCCAGTCGAAGAATGTGCAGCGCAGTCGCTACCTGGCTGCCGTGATCACCAGCTTCGGCATCAGCGTGGGCAACTTCACGTTCGTCAAGTACGCATCTGCAGGCACCCTCGACGCCTTCTGGGCTTGCGCGCTCGGTGGGTGCATGGGCATCGCCGTTTCGATCTGGGTGTCCGATCACGTACTTCACAAGCGCCACCTGACCTCACCACAGCCCGCAGGAGCGGTTTTCAGGTCTCAGATAGGGTCAGGGCACACCAGACTGCTCAGGAAGCGCCAGAAGCTCGAACAAGCGGGCCGTGAGGCGATGCGCGTCACCTTCGGTCTCGACAGGACACCATGAACACAAAAACACTGCTGAACACGGACGACACCATCGTCAAGCGGGTCGAAGGGGCCGGCAAGCACCGTCTTTCGATTCTCGAACACTGCTACGTCGAGAAGGGCACCAATGAAGACTGGAAAGCCCTCTGCGAGCTTCACTACAAGGGTCACACACTTGCCGCGGGATCACGTTACGTGCGTTGCGTGTATGAGCATGGTGGAGAGCGCACGCTGATCGGAATCATGGTCTTTGCGAACCCGCGGCCGCTCGATCGGGACCGGATGCGCGTCTTCCCGCACATGAAGCCCAACCAGAACGGCCGCGACACCACGATCATGAACAAGCATCGTATCCGCGAGGGCCTGAACAAGAACTTCACCTGGAACAACCGAACGGTCCTGGACACGATGTATCGGTCGGCCGGCATTGCCTATCGGTTCAAGAACCTCGCCTACCGCCTCTACTGCACCGAGTACAGCAAGAAGATCGTGGAGAGCCGCAGCTCGATGGGCAAGTTCAACCCGTTCTCGATCAAGACCGGCATGAAATTCACCCGCCCGACGCCGGCGAATGCGCTGCAGGAAGGCATCTCGTTCTTCAAGGCCAACTTCAAGTCCTCACCCTACGACGTGGTGGCGCTGCTCGAGGAACTCAGGGACATGCCCGAGGGCACCCGCGCCTTCACCGAACGAAAGCTGCGCGAGTTCTACTACAAGAACAGCTCGATGGAGAAGTCCGGCGACAAGCGCTTGCTGGGCACCTCCCGCGTCGATGGTCTGGACATCGGCTACGTGCTGCGACAGACACAGCAGCTCGTCTTCGGCTCCACCGTGTATTGGGTGTGGGGACCGAACCCGGATGCCGGACGCGAGCTTCCCGCCAGGATTCCGTTGCTTGCTTTCGAGAATCAGGGCGTGATGGAGCCGCTCCGTACAGACCTTCTGAGCGAGGTGAAAGCGTGATTCTGACCCCGAAGCAGATCGAGATTCTTGGCATCGTTGTGAGGGGCAACGGCACGGTTGGGGGACACCTCATTCCGTGCGACCTCGATCAGATCATCGAGCGTCTCTCCTACACGCCCACGAAGGAAGCAATCCAGTTTTCGATCCGCAACCTGATCGGGAAGGAACTCATCAAGAAGGCCGGGACCGAGAAGAGAAGGGATCGCCGCAGGGTTCTCATCTCCCCGACAGAACTTGGGAAACGGATTCTTGTTGCCGAGGTGAATCCTTGTTGGGTAGGCTCGGAAGAGGAACACCCCATTACCGCAGCTCTCGAATCCTGATGGAAGGTTAAGGTAGTTTTTCAAGGTTAAGGTAGTTTGAGGTTTCCCCAAGTATACAGTTCACTTACTACTTACTAAAAAGGTTGTATGTATACTTGGGGAAGCCCCAAACTACCTTAATGTGCAAAACTACCTTAACCTCGCCAGGAAAGATGAAGACTGCGGAAACGAAGGGGTTCCCGGAATGCTGAAAACAAGAAGTGAAGAGGCTGCGGAAACGAAGCTCCCTTTCTTTGACATGGAAGTAAGTCACACGTGATTGACAGTTGCGGAATGTTGGTGTATTGTCTGAGCCTCCTAGTTGGTTCTCCTCCGATGGGCACGGCTTCCCCCGTGCCCTATTTTTTGCCCAAGAGACTCGGCAATGACGACGGAAAGTAAGAAAGCCGCCGCTACGGGCAGGTCTCGGGCTTCCCGACGCGGCAAGACCCTCACGATTACCGAGAAGGCCGAAGCCATTGCCTTATGGAAGGCGGGCGCGGTTACGCTCGATCAGCTCGCGGAACGCTTTCAGCGCGACCGCATGACCTTCATTCGCCTCTTCAACAAGGAGGGCGTTACCAAGGGCGAAGCGCGAGAGGCGCACGAGAGGCGCGTTGCCGAGGCGGTGGAGAGCGCAGCGGTGGGCGATGCTGCCGTGCTTGCGAACCGGATTCGCGAGACCAAGGAGCAGCACTACAAGATGGCGCAGGGCATTGCCGCTGCGACCTACAAGCTGCTTGCGAAGGCAGCTCAGGAAAACCGCGCCGTCTCGACGGTCGCTGCCGACCTCAAAGCCTACAAGATCGCGATGGACACGCTGAAGACTGCGCGTGAAGAGCGATATGCGGTGCTGGGCCTCAACGAAGAAGTGCAGAACGAAGACACGCCGCTGCCCGATCTGGTGGTGCAGGAGCTGACCGCCGACCAAATCAAGCAGATGCACAAGGCCGCACAGGAGTCCGATGATCTCGGCGGCCTTACAGATGGCGATGCACTCGAGGATTTGACGTGACGATTCCCAGTGTGCTGCACCTGCACTCGAGGCAGATGGAGGTCTATCAGGCACGGTCCCGCTTCAAGGTCGTGGTGGCGGGGCGCCGATGGGGCAAGACGCAGCTCTCGAAAATTTCCATCATCAAGTACGCCCGCGTGAAAGGCCGACTGATCTGGTACGTCGCACCCTCCTACCGGATGGCGAAGCAGATTATGTGGCCCGAGCTGATCGCCGCGCTCCCGAAGCGATGGGTCGAGAAGATCAACGAGACCACGATGTCGATCCGACTGGTCAATGGCACCCGGATCGAGCTGAAGGGCGCCGATAACCCCGACTCGCTGCGCGGTGTTGGCGTGCATTACCTCGTGATGGACGAGGTTCAGGACATCAACCCAGAAGCCTGGACGAAGGTTCTTCGACCGACGCTCGCTTCGACTGGCGGCCACGCGCTCTTCATCGGCACCCCCAAGGCGTACAACTTCCTGTACGAGCTGTACTCGATGGGCCAGAAGCCGGAAAACATTGCCAGCGGCACCTGGATGTCCTGGCAGTTTCCGACGATCACCTCGCCCTTCATTCCGCCCGACGAAATCGAGGCTGCACGTGCGGACATGGACGCAAAGAGCTTCGCGCAGGAGTTTGAGGCGTCCTTCGAGACCATGAGCGGTCGGGTCTATCACCCGTTCGACCGGAAGATTCACGTTCGCGAGTGCAAGTTCGATCCCAATCTGCCGATCTGGACGGGGCAGGACTTCAACATCGACCCGATGTCGAGCGTGATCATGCAGCCGCAGGAGGATGGCTCCGTGTGGTGCATCGATGAGGTCGTGCTCTTTGGCTCAAACACCGAAGAGGCCGCAGAAGAGATCGAGCGCAAATATTGGCGTCACCTGAAGAAGATCACGCTCTTCCCGGACCCTGCAGGCCAGTATCGCCAGCACGCTCGTGGCGAGTCCGACCTGGACATCTTCCGGGAAAAGGGCTTTGCGCGTCAGAAGTTTCATCGCAAGCACCCGCCCGTTGCGGATCGGGTCAATGCCGTGAATCGAATGCTGAGATCAGCCGACGGACAGACTCGTCTCTACATCGACCCGCGCTGCAAGAGCCTCATTCAGTCGCTGGAGCAAACGATCTACAAGGCCGGCTGCCGTGACATCGACAAGGATGCAGGCGTCGAACACAGCGCCGACGCGCTTGGCTACTGCATTCAGTACCAATTCCCGGTGCGCAAGATCGAAATTGCAGGCGTTTCTATCTGATGTTGCACATAAGTCACCACTGAGGTAATCTGTAAGAATGGCTTCCAAAGAAGACTCCCAGCAGAAGAAGCTCAAGGCATTCCTTGAGCGTCGTCACCCCGAATACGAGGCAATGCTCCCGCATTGGCTCTTCCTGAACGCGTGCTACGCGGGTGGGCGCTCGTGGTTCAAGGACAACATCTTCCGCTACATCAAGGAAGGCGATAAGGAGTACGAAGATCGCCTTCAGCGCGCCTATCGCTTCAACCACACCCGCGAGGTCGTGGATCTGGTCGATAAGCACCTGTTCAAGCAGGTCATCAGCCGCTCGGAAGATGCGCCCCAGTGCATCAAGGACTTCTGGAAGTCGGCCACGCTGAACAAGCTGGGCATCAACGAGTTCATGAAGGAGGTCTCGACCAAGGGCTCGATCAACGGTCGCCCGTGGATCGTGGTCGATAACAGCAAGAGCAACCCGCAAGCGTCGATCGCAGAGGACCGCGAATCGGGTGCCCGCACGTATGCCTACGTGGTCACGCCCCAGCACGTGCTCGATATGTCGCACGACGACGAAGGGACGCTCAACTGGATTTTGATCCACGAGCAAATTCGCGACGACGAAGACCCCATCGAGTCGAGCGGCAAGATGATCGACCGCTACCGGCTCTGGACGCGCAGCGACTGGACGCTCTTCACCGCAATGCCCGATGGCCGCAACGTGCGCATCGAGGTTGAAGGCCCGTTTGAGCATGGGCTTGGCGTCGTGCCGGTAATTCCTGCCGACAATGTGGTCAGCAGCGAGCTTTACACCTCGTCGGCGCTGATCGATGACGTGGCATACCTCGACCGCGCCGTCAGCAACTACTTGTCGAACCTGGACGCCATCATTCAGGACCAGACCTTCTCGCAGCTCGCAATGCCGGCACAGGGCATCCTGCCGGGCGAGGAAGGTCACGACAAGCTCATCACGATGGGCACGAAGCGG